AAGCCACGGTCTAAGTGGCGATCCCATAGCTCGGCGGTGCAAGGGTCCAGTAAGACTTCGCTGATCCGTCGACCACCTAAGTGCGCGATGTGTTGCCACAGCTCTGTTCGTATGCGCTTCCAATACACTGTGCGGCCGGCATGGGTCGGGCCTATGTGTTCAGCATCTTCATACAACCCGAGACCAACATGCCTCCGGTTCGCGTCGACCTTGATTTGCCCCCAATATTCGCTCCACATGCGGAAGACGCGGTTGGCCCACGTGCCATACACCCCCCGGCGAAGCTGCAGGCCCAAAAGGTCTGCCGAGTCAAGCACTGTGTCAATGGGGTCGCGGTAAGTGCGATTCTGCCAGCTTGACACCACTTGCATCGGAATGCTACGTGCGCTGCAGCCGACCACAGAGCCGTCTGCACCGTACAGCTGCTTGAGGTACTCACCAAACCCAGGTCCGTTGAAGCATTTCGAAGGGGTACCCTCATAGCCGCAGATCCGGGCCATACGTGACAGCAGCGCCGCTGTGAACCAGTCACGTACCAACTGCCAGACGTCATCACCTTTGTCAGTCTCATACAACACGGCCCGAACATAGAGCAAGCGCTCGATGCTTCTGCGCACCGACCAATTATAAGCCGCATTCAACGTGGTGTTGATCCAGGTCGTACCACGACAGCCACTTGCCAGACCTGAGTCTGCATGCGACCGGTGCAAGTCAGGCCACTTTATCCACATGTTGTTAAATGAGTTGGCACACCAATCAGCGAACCGCTGCATGTCGGCCCGACTCTGCGGCGTGTTATACGTCGCCCACCCATACGCCTGTCCGAGCATAGTCATGTCAACAACCATTGTGGCGTTGGTGTGCTGGGCGTTGAAATCGACATAGTCCCACAGTCGCAATGTCTCACCTGAGCGGGCCTGACGCACACGCAACGCAAACTTTGCCCACTCGCCAACCACATCGTCACTGTAGTCCAGCCTCTGATCATGGCTTAGCACCTTCTCAACAGGCGACAACACGTAACTCATGATCACATAATTGACGACATCCGAGGTGAGGAGCAGTCTCGCTTTGCCGTCTTCATGTTTCTCAACGGCTGCTGAGTACATTGCGCCGGGTTCTGCGGTTACCTTGGCAATCTCCTCAAACAGCATTTGTTCCAGCGCTCCTCGTTTGTTCAAATGCACGTACTCAATATCGTCCTCGCGCCCCTTGCGATTCATGTTCGGGCGCCGCGCCGCAGTCGACCAGCCGCCACGGTGACTGTGGCTCGCCGTGCGCACACGAGTGGTCCACTCGCGAGCAACCTGCTCAGCGATGTGATCGAGCCGGCCCCAATCGAGCTTCGCTTTATAACCGCCAGCACTACCGCTTGCGGACCAGTTCTGACGACACTGCCAGAAGTCGAAGGCTGACTCAATATCTGACGCCCCGAGCAGAGAGGCCGCGCTGTGACTCATGGTTAGACTTTCAGCCAAATCAGCCCAGTAGTGACGGCAACTTAGGCTGTCATCAGCGTCACTGTATGCCCTCGCTTCCACACGCAACCCTGTCCGTGATGCCTCCTCATCTGCATAATCCACTCCGAAGTGTTCCTTACTAGCCAACCCTTGCCAGTAGCTGCAAGCCGCAATTACGAATGTCGGCTGTAACGTCAACTGCCCGTCGGGGTGAAAGGTCGTCTGAGTCTTCCTCACAATGGTGGAGGCTGCTTTCCATGTCGAGATCCATTCCGACTGGCTTAACGCGAACCAACCCTGTGCGCGAGCGTAATTAATTTCTCTGACCGAGTGGGGTGTGCTTGTTAGCCATAGTAGCACCGTGCTAGCCATGTTGTTGGACCATGAATCAACTTTATCACCGATGATTTCGATAATCAGGTCCATTGAACCACGTCTTGTGGACGCACCACCTAGGACGCTACCGTTAGGCACTCCGTTAGCTAGCCAATCATAGAGTATCGCATGGAGTGATATCCCGGCGTGTTGCTTACTCTCCTTCGCCTTCCACCGGAACAGCGAAGCCGCACGTTTGCAGTAGTCACGCGCTGAGTCGGCGTGCTTGGATTCGAGGTAAGCCCAAGCGCGGTTTAGGAGCAGCTTGAACAAAGTTTGCGTCGACAAGGTGCGGCATTCTGGCCATGAAGAGTCATGTGCTGCAGGCACTGATATCCTAGCTCGGCGACACTCAGCACGCCACTGGCGTTTCGTCAGTTTGGTCATCTTGAGCTCGGTGCGGCTGCGGCGCAACCCAGGCAGTAGCACATCACTCCGCCAACGCTGCCAGTGACGCTTCGTCGTGCCTGTCAACAATGAGTCGTGTGCTGGTATTTCGTCAGCATCCCATGCGGCCCGAGCATGGGCTAATTCAACATCTGATGCGAGACCAGCTGCGTGCAGCCACTCAGCACGACCGAGCGCGTCGAACTTAGACCCCGGCTGCACCCCGTCCTGGTCGGATTTCATCAGTTGGCGTCGCAGGCAGTTGCCACAAATATCGCGAGGCACCAGCACCCCGAAGGTTTTAATGCCGCCGTTATCTGTTGGTGCGACCGAGATCAAGTGGCCTTCGGACTGCTCGCCTAGATAATGGATGTTAACTGGGCGGTGCAGGAGCCGTTCCCAGATGAGCGTGAGCGTCGCGCGGACGCCGCCTTGTGCACCTCCCCCTCTGTCACTGAACTCGCAGTCCCACGTTTTGTGGGCGTTGAGAATCAAATTATGACAGAAGCAGGGGCCGGTGCTCGCCGCCAACCACTTAAATCTGCGCAGCCGGATCGGCGCTCTTCGGAGCTGGGCGTCGCAGTCGCGGGCCGGCGCCTGTGCCGATGGCCGGGCCGACATTGCTTCCAGGTAAGGCACGCTGTGGCAGTGTGCCTGCGCCCATCGCGCCGATCCTCACGGAATCGTTCAGTGCGGTGACTGCGCCCGCACCCATGCCACCTGCAGGAGCGATGTAGTACTGGCGATGGTGCGCATGCCCCACGTGGTAGCAGAGAAAGAGGTTCAGAATGCTCCAACCCATAGGGCTGCGCACGACGTTGTGCGCTGTTTCGCCGACCATCCCAGCAGACCGCGGGTCGCGAGGCTGCACCCCAGGGGAGTGGAATTCATGCTGGTAGGTCCTCGCGCGGTATGTGACTGCAGCGTTTGCCATGCCGCCAGCGGCGACGCTTGCGACCCCCGCAGACACAGCCTCACTCGCCATCAGCCCCAAAGCGAATGAAAGGTCAGGTGCCGAGTACGAGTCGTAATCGCCTGAGCTGTCTTCTGCGACGCAACACGCACCCTCAGGATGATCATGCTTGATGTAGACCTGCGCACCGTTGATGGTCGTTTGTAGCAACTCGAGCGCGCGTGAAAGTACTGCCGATGATGGGTAAGTGTGCCATTCGTCAGTCTGAATGAGGCCGGCAAACTCCTCGGGCCAGACGACGAACGGCGCACTGCGGACAGACATGCAGGCGAGCCAGCGGCGAGGCGGGTCAGTCAATGACCCATCGGAGACGAGCAGGTCGAAGAGGCGCGCCGCACCGGGTCCGTAACGCTGTTGCGCATAGGCAGAGCAGTGTTGACGCAGATTGGCCGGCTCATCACCACGTGAGTCGGCGACGTAGCTGGCCTGCTGGGTCTCCAGGAATAGATGCGCGTGCGCGCTTCCGTAGACACCGCCCAACTGATGACTGAACGCATGCGCTGACAGACCGAGCTGTGACGTAACCGAACCGAAGATCAGCGATGCGTAACCAGACCACAAATGGACGTAGGCAGCGAACCCACAACCCGGCCCCGTTGTCATGATCGCACTCGGCTGAATTATCGGATGTGGCAGGTCAAACGCCATCATGAATGCAATGGCCCAACCCGCGTTCATCGCGTGCCGGAGAGGTAGCGTCGCGCCAATGGCAGACCGGACGAGCGGGAGGCCACCTGCCGGCACCAGTGCGCCGCCCGCGTTGTGTGGCGTCACGATTGCAGGGTACAAACCAATGCTTGGTAAGACCGAAAGTGCTGCCTGTGTGATCGCGTTTGAGCCGGCTGTCCAGCTCGCAATGCGATCCATGAGCGATGCGAAAGCAGCTGCGCTCATCTGCACCGGGACCACGCCCGGCCCAAGATGTAGATCCCGGCCATGCGTGTAGATACATAGGTTCGAGAAGCGACCGACCTGGACCCCGGCCGGCGCCGGAAAGAGACCGGCCAAGACGCCGCCGCCCCAGGTCGGCCCCCAAAGAGTCGTGCTGCCCAACACTGCCGCCAAATAGTTGAGCTCTGCCTGGGTGATGTTGCCGGCCGTGCCAAGGTGCAGCACTGCGCAGTCATCTTCGTCCGCGTCACACATGAAGTGTAGAAGCTCGCGGTCGTTGGCGATTGCCAGGCCGCCAGGCATGGTGACACCGTGGCTGCGTACCGCTGCCAGCTCGATTAGCAACGGGGGCACGAAGACACCGGCGCCTCCCTCCTCGGCAGCGCGCAGGTGAGCGTGGTGAAGAAGCAGACGCTGAAAGAGACGCACTTGGCCATACTCGCGGTGAGCCGCCATGACCTGGTACATCGAACTTGACGTGAATGGACGGTCCCAGCCCGCCTGCGTGCCACCGAAGGTGTCGATGACCTGGCGCGACGCCAGGTTCGCCGGATCGCCGTTCAGGCGTTCTTTGAGCCCATTGTGGATGGGCAACGTCTCGAGGCGTGGGACGTAGGGTACATTCCGGCTCCCGACGAAGTAAGCCGCCGTGACGCCGTTCACCAGGCTCGACGTCACATCGTGTGACCCCTTCACCGAGCCATTGAATGGCATGACGTCGGTGGCAGAGGTGCCGACGCGCCCCGCGACCAGGGGCGCGTTCGCGTATGCGCACGGCCCTGTGGGGACCTGGCGCACGGTGTTGATGAAGGAAGCTTCCGCCTCAGCTGTGGTCATGCCGACGCTGGAGTAGACGCTGCGGTTCATCGAGGTTGTGTGGAGTTGAGTCTGAGACCCTTGTGGTTTTGAGAGACTATCTCGTTGTACAGTTCCGCTTGACCGGATAAGTGCTGCAACCAATCGTGGTAAGTTACTAACCCACGGATCACCCACGCCCCTAGATCTGGCGCACCGACTGGACTGTGAAGGACGTGAAACATCACACCACCCGTCGGATTCCAATTGGTTTGGTTGAGTCCATTGTCATCCAGCCCGTGCCACTGGAATGTTCGAAAACGTGGTTTGCCACATCTGGTACCTACCGTGAGGGCCTAGGCTCACGGGCCTGTAGATCAGATGCGCCCCTGTACTGCTGCGAGGAAGCGGTGCTAGGACTCAGTTGCTGTTAGCTCTGTTTGAGACACAGACAAAACCTCATGCTCTTTACTCCAAACTCCGGAACACGCCGCCCACAATAAGGTCGTTGGCAGGGGGCCCGGCGAAAAGCCGAGCCATAGAGACGTACGTCCGATGTGACCGCTGTTGTTTGGTAAGGCGGCGCGGATCACTTCCTGGAAAGGAAAGACGTTAACGGTCCCAGCGGCGGCTCAACAACCCCCCCCAGACAACGACCCCCGCATGAACAAGCTGGCATTCCCATCGGCACGGACTTATTGCTCTTGCGCTCTACGCATTGCCACCCACAGACGCGGGTGGCACGCGTCGACCGCGACGACCATGCCGTGCCGGGTGTGAGACCCAATGTTCCCGTCAATACGATGCGGGGCAACACCTTGTGAGATGTCACTTCCCGATGCCGCAAAGCGGCACCGGGCGACCAGCCCCCTGC